AGTTCTGCCAAAACAAGAACATCAAGTACAATAAATGGGCGTTGTCAGATGCCCATGGGAAAAAAGTTGAATTCACTTATTTTATAAATGAAAACAACGGACTTTCAAACATAATCAACAATGACAAGTGGAACGGATTGCCATTCCAGAAAGACATAATCACTACGTCGACTATAGACCATTACGGCAACAAAGATATTGACCTTTTAAAAATAGATGTTGAAGGCGCTGAACTAATGGTATTGCATGGAGCCGAAAAAATGCTTTCAAAAAAACTAATCAGGTTTATCCAAGTAGAAAAAGCAGATCACATCGAATTAACCGGGCACACCTTTCAGGATATAGTTGATTACTTAAAAGGATTCGGCTACACTCCGATTGAAACTGAAGATAACGAAAATGTAATTTTTACCATGGAAGGATTTACTCAGGATTGGAATAAAGAATTCATAAAAAATACACAAGGCTTAAAGTTTGACTTTGCTTTGGAGATCGGATCATTTGAAGGCTTGACATCACGGTACATCTGCGATAATCTTTTAAACGAAGGAGGCAGGCTTATTTGTATAGATCCACTCACTGACGAATACTTATCCGGCCATGAAGACAATCATCTATTTGTGGGGCAATACGAACGGTTCATAAGGAACACCCGGAACTATCCAATCGAGCTTGTAAGGATGAAAAGCGAAGACGCTTTTCTAAAGCCAGAATTTGAACATTACAGATTTGATTTCATTTACATCGACGGCGACCACAGCGAAAATGCAGTTTACAAAGACGGCATGCATGCGTTTAATCTTTGCAAGGTTGGCGGTCATATTTTGTTTGACGACTATGAGTGGAGAGAAGAGACTAAAAGAGGAATCGATGGCGTGCTTAAAAACATCGACGGATTTTACGAAACAATAATTAAAGGTTACCAGGTGCTTATTAAAAAAACAGGAAACGTATGCTAATAGACTTCAGACAATTATTTCCAAAGTACGGCATTAAACCAAAAGGTGTTTTACATGTTGGTGCGAATGTTGGTGAAGAGGCAACTGTGTATAATGAATTAGGCATTAAAGAGGTTGTATGGATAGAGGCAAACCCATATATATGCGAGAAACTAACCGAAAATGTAAAACAGTATGGGCATCGTGTATATAATTTTGCAGCGACTGATTCTACTGAAACCGTAATTCTGCATGAATCAAATAACGGCAGTCAGTCGAGTTCCATTCTTGAGCTTGGAACTCACAAGATAGCTCACCCAGAAGTAAATTATGTTCGCGACATTCCAGTTTTAGGAGCCACGATAGATGATTTTTTCAATTCAACAATATCCGTGAATATAGACGGATGTGATTTTTTGAACATGGATATACAAGGCGCAGAACTAAAAGCACTGCGCGGTATGGGTGATCTTCTACATCAATTCAAATGGGCCTATCTCGAAGTAAACAAAGAAGAGTTGTACAAAGGCTGCGCACTCGTTGAAGACATTGACATGTATCTTCTCGGTTACGGATTCAAGCGAGTTGAAACAAAGTGGTGCGGAAATACTGGATGGGGTGACGCTTTATACATAAAGAAATGAATCTATACTCAGCATTTGTAAACCTTGATTCCCGTCCTGACAGGCTTGAGCGGATGAACGCCGAACTTAAGAAAGCCGGAATACACGCAGAACGACATCGCGGAATATTACCACACGAAATAGAAGATCACCGGGTATCTGTAATGAGAAACAGAACGCCGGGTGCTATCGGGTGCCACTTTGCTCAGGTTGGAATTATGCTGAAGGCGCTTGCGCTGGGCAAGTCTGCGCTGGTCATGGAAGACGATTTGATTTTTTGTGAAGACATTCTCGAGCGGCTGAACTACATTTCAGCATGGTCAGAAAATCATGAATGGGATGTAATTTGGCTCGGAGCTTCGTTTCATGTGCCTGCCTTCTGGCATCGCGCTGGCAGATCCGGAATGCCACCGGATTGCAGCGCTCAGCTGGGTAAAGATTGTGAAGTGACTGACGACCCGCGAATGATCAGGACTTATGGGGCGTTTGCTACGTTCGCGTACATCGTGAATTATAATTCAATCAAAAAAATACTTTCTCTCTTCGATCAGCATCTTCACGAATCTATAGGAATCGACTGGCTTTTCATTAAGCTTCAGCCGCAATTGAAGTGTTTCTCTTTCGTTCCAGGCTGTGTAAAGCAGTACGATAACCAATCAAATATCGGTAACGGAATTACAAAATGGAGTGGTTTCCTTCAGCTCAACGGCACGCGTGAAAACTCGGCCTATGTGTATCAGGAAAAAATGAATGACTTTGACCCTACAAAATTCAACTGGCAATGAAAGTCGAGGCCTTTATAATCGCATGGAATGAGGCTGAAACAATTCACCTTACAATCAATCATTACAAATCATTCTGTGATAAGATAACAATCTATGATAATTACAGCGACGACGGAACGAAAGAAATAGCCGAACAATTTGGATGCGAAGTAAAAACTTTTGGGATCAAAGGAGTTCTATCAGATCAAGAATACGTAAATCTGAAAAATAACTGCTGGAAAAATTCTGATGCTGATTGGGTGATAGTGTGTGACTGCGATGAGATACTGCATCACCCGCGAATCTATGACGTGCTTCATGACAACATTGACAAAGCAACAACTTTTAAAACATATGGTTGGCAAGTGTTCTCTGAAAATGTTCCACGTGTATCATGGCTTGAAGAAACAAACGGATTTCATGATTCCAACTACTCAAAGTCAATAATTTTTAACCCACGTAAAATAAAAGAGATTGGCTATGTGTACGGGTGCCATCATGCGAAGATAAGAGGCGATATCAGGATGAGCGATGACGTCCTGACCATCTTCCACTACAGAAACATCGGCGGGGCTCAGCGGCTGGTAAAGAGGCATGAAGAATACAGAAAAAGACTTAGTGATATAAATAAGAAATGGAACTTAGGAGTGCATTACACATATGAGGACGAGCGGCGCGTAAGAGAATGGAACGAGCAACACGAAAAATCAAAAACATACTCAGGGGCTGGTATTATTTCGCCATAATGTTCGATCCGGACTACGCGAAGGAAAGGCGAAAGATTTGCAAGCGATGTGACAAGAATAAACTTGGAATCTGCACAATGTGCGGGTGCCCTATCGCGATCAAACCACGAATAAAAAGCGAAAATTGTGAATTAAAAAAGTGGTGATTAAAAAAGCGTATACCTGTTAGTATACACCCACAAAATCCCCTTCTATAACACGCGAAATTGCTTAGCGTGAGAAGGCCTAAAAACAAGAATTTCAGCAAGCCGCAAGCAAAGTCCGGTTCGCCATATCTGCAAGTATTTTCAAGAAGTAACCATCAGGCAGGTGAGCCGGAGGCCTTGAAGAGAGAAATATCCACGCCTTCTCAAAAGAACTGGCGTGATGGTACGATCATATACGGCGAAGACAATGCCCTACCTCTGAGAATTGCCAAAGCAGTTGATGAAAGCCCAGCGACAAAGTCATGCGTCGAAACAATAGCGCAGTTTATAAAAGGATCTGACTTCTCAGATCCTGAGCTCAAGAAAATTAAGATTGACAAAGCAGGAACAACGCTTTGGGATTTACATTGCTCACTCGCTGATTCGCTGGCATTGTTCAGGGGATTTTCTACAAACTTTAAGTACAACGAGTCTGGCAAAATAAAAATAATCTACACTGTATCGTTTGAGTCTTGCCGATTCAAACAACCAGATGAAGGATCGAATGAAATAAACACCATCATATACAATCCTTACTATGGTACTGATCAGTTCAAAGATGATTACAGTAAGGAGTATCCCGTTTTCAATATAGCCGATGTACTCAATCAGGTAAAATCATTGACACCCGCCCAGCGGAAAATTTATCCGGGGCAGATATACTACTACGGAAAAACAAGTCCGTTATATCGGTTCTATCCAGTTCCTGATTATTGGAGTGCAAAGAAATGGATTTACATAGACAGCAAAATTCAGGAAGGCCATGCTGAAAACATGGACAATGGATTTTTTCAAAGCACGCTCTGGAACGTCATAGGAGATCCTAACGAGTGGAGCAGGAACCCGCGAACACAGGAAGAATATACCGACCCGGCCACAAGTGAAAAGAAAACGCGTCCTACAAAAACAGTCGGTGAAGAGTTTTCTGAAGAGATGTCACGCACATTCTCTGGCACAAAAAAGATGGGCTCAACTCAGGTCGTATGGTCAGCTAACAAGGAACAAACCCCAGCCATACAGGCCTTCCCAACTAGCGCAAATGCGGATTTGTTTTTGGCGCTTCAGGACATCACAACGAAAAATATCACTATTGCCACACGCGTGCCTTCAATTCTGGCAAACATCAGCGATGGCGTTTCTATTGGCGGGGACGGTAACGAAATACAAAAAGCAGTCGAGTTGATGCAGTCACGCACCGCAGAATACCGCGTCTTGCTTGAGAACTTTTACAATGAGATTATATTTCCAAATCTTGAAACACCGATTGATAAAAAAGTTTCGATTGTAAACTTCAGCCCCGTATCAGAGCCTGTAACAATTGACGATAAATTCTGGGAGGTTCTCACGCCAGAAGAAAAAAGACTTTTTGTAAAGAAAAATTTACCGGGAATTGAGATGATTGATGCCGCCGTTGCGCCGGGCACAGATCAGATAACGCCACCCTCACAAGATCAATCGACTGTTCCGGATGCGCCCGTGCCTACTCAGGCAAATGAGGCGCTGAAGGACATAAACATGCAGCAGTTGAATAGGATTTTGAAAATCGTTGGCCGCTTCAACATAGGCAAAGTAGACCCTACAGACAAGACAGCACTTTCATACGAACAGGCAAAATCTCTTCTGTTAAGCTACGGCCTTACTGATAATGATATTCCAAAATGGTTGATAACAGATAACGAGGTATGATTGACTTAATTCCATTTTCATATT